CTACTACATCTTTGGCATCCCAGCTTAGGAAAATCTGACATGACCATACCCTATGTAACGGGCACGGTTTCCGTGACCGCCGGCAGCGCCGTGGTGACTGGCGCCGGTACCGCCTGGGCCACGGCGTTGATTGCCGGCGGGCTCTTCGGGCTCGATAGCAACAACGGCAACCCCGTGCCGATCCTCTCTGTCGACAGCAACACCCAGCTGACGCTGGCCAAGCCCTGGCGCGGCACTACGGCGGCGGCGCAGCCCTACTGGATCATCCGGGACACTGCCTATCTTCAGCAGCTCTCCGCCAACGCGCAGGCGCTCGCGACTTATATTCAGAGGCTCGACAATGCCGCTCTCGCGGCGCTCGCCTCATTGGTGCCCGCCGCGGACAAACTGGGCTATTTCAGCGGAGCGAACACGGCGGTCCTGACCGACATCAAGGCAAAGGGTCGAGACGTGCTAGCCGCAGACTCCATGCTCTCGCTGCTGGCGAAGCTCGGCCCGGTCAATGGCGGCAATCCGAGCCCGACGCCAGCGGGTGCCGGCGTTGGCCTGACGGATGGTGATTTCAATTCGATTACTCTTCCGGGCGTTTACACCATAGGCGGCCAATGGGCGAACGGCTTTGGGGGAGCCGCCCCGACAAGTTACACCGGGATACTCATCGTTTATGCGCGCTTTTCACAGGTCTTCCAAGAGATCTGGATGGCAACAGCGGGGAGCCCCAACAGGTGGGCCCGATGGACCGCGACAAACAATGGTAGCTGGCCCAACCCGTGGATCAAACTGCCGGGCGAGTTAGTCGGGACAGTTTCCCAGGCGGGTGGCGTGCCTAGCGGGGCCATAATAGAGCGCGGCGTGAATGCTAATGGCCGCTACACTAAGTGGGCTGACGGGACATTGATTTGCGGCGGTCATTTGGAGCTGTCAGCGGCACAGATTCCCGCCGCCGGGAGTTACATTTTTCCCATCACGTTCCCATCAACTTTCGTTGTGACGGAGGCTGGCCCCCATCTAGTTGCAACGCCGGGATATTCGGCGGCGGGTACACCTAGTTTTACCAATACAAATAGATGGGGCATTGACCGCTTTCCCAGCGCTACCGGAGGGGGTGTAGTAATTCAAACAGCGGCAGCGGCAGGTACAACGATACAATTTAATTGGATGTGTTACGGAAGGTGGTTCTAATGAACATTAATTTAACTCCGCAACGTCGGGATGACACTTTGAAGGTTACCAAATCCGGTGACGTTCTAACGATTAACGGAGAAGCGTTTGACTTTTCGGGACTTCCGGACGGTGCGACTATTCCAGCAGGAGAAATTCCTTGCGAATGGATTTCCGGCGCCGTGGAGCGGGTAGACGGCTTGATACACCTGACGTTGATCGTTCCGCACGGGGCTAACCCGTCTCAATCGGTCGCGTTTCCGGAACCTATCGCTAATCCGCCAGATGGTGAAATAACTTTGCCCGCTGATCCCGCCCCCGTGGTGATCGATCCTGTAGACCCGGAAACGGAGGCGTCGGAAAATGTGGACGGTTGACACGTCGAAAATCATCACTGCGGAACAAAAAGCCGTTGCCGCAAAGCAAGCGCTCCAATCTCAGTATGCCGCCGCCATCCAGGCGCATCTCGATGCCAAGGCGCGCGAGCGGCAATATGACGGCATCCAGACGGCGATCACCTATCGCGGCGATCCGAACCCGCAGTTCTCGGCTGAGGGCGAGGCGCTCTTCGCCTGGCGATCGGCAGTGTGGACCTATTCGACGGCCGAGCTGGTGAAGGTGCTGGCCGGTGCGCGACCGCAGCCAAGCGTCGAAGACTTCATGGCCGAGCTGCCGGCGTTTGAGTGGCCGTGATGCAACATTCTTACATTGACACGCGTTTTCTGGCCGGGGCGCAGCAAAGGAGAAAGGCGATGCGCACCGCCGGACGCGTCAAGGTCATAGAATGGATCGCAACTTTCGCCGCAGTGGTTTTTATAGGGTCGCTTGTCGCGGCGTTGCTACCCTGAGGGCTGATTTCAACGTAGCCCTGAGAATTCCCGCTGCTTCCGAATGAAAGCGATTGCAGCAGCTTCCAGGCTCTTGCACTCCGCCTCCGATCTAAACAAGGCCTCGTTGTCTTTCTCGACTGAGCATCGAAGGGCGTCGCGCCGCAGACACGCATGCTCGTACTCCATGCAGAGCTTCAGAAACGCGGGGGTGTTCATCATCCACGCGCTAGCACGCAGATCCGGGGCTGCCAAAAACAACCGGGCCATTCCTGCCTTTTTCACATCCATAGCGAACGCTCGCATTCTTCGTCGAGCTAAACGGTCTGAACGGGTCCGCTAGGAATTAGTTCCACCACATAGATCCCGCTACGTGCGGGGTTTTGAGCTCTCCCAACCACAAAGGAAAATCAGATGGATAAAACCGTGCCTCCCGGCGCGGCGATCCTGCTCGACTTTATCCGTGAAACGGAAGTCGGGCGGAGCGACCGCGGGTCTTACGACGTGATCTACGGCCATAATCAGGCCAAGCTGCCGCAGCCGCTCACGACGATGACTTATGGCGAAATCGTCGACGCGCAGAAGAGCTGGTCGAAGCGGTTCGGCTCCAGCGCCGCCGGCGGCTATCAGTTCATGCGGGCGACGTTGATCGATCTCGCAAAAGCGGTCCACTCGATCAGCGGCACTGATCGCTTCACGCCCGATCTGCAGGATCGGCTCGGATATCGGCTGCTCGTGCGCCGCGGCTATCCGGAATTCATCACCGGCAAGATCAGCCTCGTCCAATTTGCCGAGAACTTGGCCAAGGAATGGGCGTCCTTTCCGGTGCTGGTTTCGTGCAAGGGGGCGCATCGCGATCTGAAACGCGGGCAGAGCTACTACGCCGGCGATGGGCTCAATAAGGCGCTGGTGAAGCCGGAGAAGGTCGAGGCGGTGCTTAAGCAGATCCTCGATGTGGCGCGCCGGCCGCATGAGGTCGACAGCGAAGCCGAACCGCTCGAAACGCCCGTGCCGTTCCCAGCGCCTAAGCCGCCGCGCAAGCCGGTGCGCAAATCCGGCCGCTTCTGGACATGGCTGCTGACGGCCGGCGGCACGATCGTCACCGGCCTAAAGGAGCTGAACCTGGTGGCGCTCGACTGGCGGGTGCAGATCGCCATCCTCGTCGTGATCGTCGGCTTCGCTGTCTACGCAATCACCTCCATGCCGGCGGTGCGCGGCGCCCTGGGGCTGAAGTGATGGTCGATTGGCCCAAGATCCTCGGCGGCGTGCTTGTGCTCGCCGCCATCACCTGGGTCGTCATCGAGATCCGCGAGGACGGTGCCCGCTCCATCAAAGACGCGATCGAAAGGCAGAACAATGACGCGGCTTCTCAATCGGACGCTGACCGCAGCGATTATGACCGTTGCCTCGATGGGGGCGGCGTGTGGGACTTCGGCGCCCGCAAATGTCGAGGGGCTGCGCCGGGTCGTCGGCACTGATCTGATCGGCGCGCGCGGCGCGACGCCGGCGGATCAGCGGAAGATAGATCGGACCGTCGTCGGCGTCTGCGCCGCGGCGGTCTGGACGGAAGGGGAATGCGCTAGACACGGGGAAGGGCGCTGAATGTCGCAGAAATATTCGTCTCTGATTGAGCTGCTCAATGCCTGGTTCGGCGGCGCGGCGACCACCATGATCGGCGCGCTGGTCGGCCGGCTGATGTGGCACACGAATGAAGTCCGGAAGATGCGCCGGAAATTCTTTGGCAAGGAACTGCTCTGGGAAATGCCGATCGCCGTCGGTATGGCCTTCATCGGCGAGGCCCTGGCGTCGTGGCTGGCGCTGGAGCAACCCATGGCGACGGGATTGATCGCGGCGCTCGCCTATCTCGGGCCGCGCGGGTCCGAGGTTCTGTTCATCCGGTGGTTTGCCGCTAAGGTCGAAAGGTGATCTGTCGAACACCTGGACCGAGCGGACTATTCGACGCTCTCAATCTCCTGGAGAGCGTCGATTTCGGTGTGGGTGAGCCGGTGCGGTTCAAGCCAGATCACGCGTTCTGCCCAGTCCAGCTCCTGATCAAGGAGAGGGTCGCCGGTTAAGGAAACCAAATCCCACGTGCCCGGCTTCCGACCTTTCCGCAGGAAGCGTAGAAGCGTCCTGCCCGCACTCGTGCGCGCAATGCAAAGCTCGTCAACGAGGTCATCATTGGGTTTTCGCCGGCGCCTTGATATGAATGCCCACCAGCCATCGCGGATCGCGCCCATCGAATAGCCTCTAACGGAAAAAGCTGCCGCGTCTTGAGCGTCGAACGCTGCCGGGCTCATCATCTTGTTCATGCCGAACCTGCGGGAATCTGTGGAACCGGCGTAGGCCTGCCGTTGTTCTACTTTCGTTCTTATATTATCTGTCCGTCATGGTCGAGACGATCGGAGAAGCTTTTAGTCAGGGTTGGCAGTTGCGAGCGCGTTGCGCGTTCGGAAATCGGGAAGGCATGAAGTCCGTTCGCCGGTGCACCTGGACGTACGATCTCGACATGCTGACGCTGGTCACTACGCGCGGCCGAGATTTCCCGATGGCAATGCTTGCCAGCCGGCTCCGCTGCCCGCGGTGCGGGTCGAGAATGGTCTCGGTCGTCTTCATGCCGCCATCCGAAGGAGACAGGCGCCGAGGGGCGGCGTGAGGTGATAGCCAATTTGTGCAGCTTTTGCTGTAGCACGCGCTGCGCTACGATCAGCGTCGTGGCAAGAAGAACAACGAAGAAATCCGAGGCACCATCCTCCGATCCTATGCCGGCGCGCGTCGATCCCTGTCTCGCGATGCTCGTCGACAAGCCGCCGAAAGGCCCGGACTGGGCCTTTGAGGTGAAGTGGGACGGATATCGAATTGCCGTCCACATCGAATCCGGACGGGTGCGGATACTGACGCGCGGCGGGTACGATTGGACCGACAGATTTCCCTCGATCGTTGACGATGCCCGGCGCCTCGCCGTGAAGACGGCCATCATGGACGGGGAGGCTGTCGTTCTCGACGATCAGGGCCGCTCCGATTTCGGCATGCTGCAGAGGGCTCTCGGCCGGCTGCCGTCGGCAGTCGAAGCCGGCGCCATCGTCTTCTACGCCTTTGACCTTCTTTACCTCGATGGCCGCGATCTGCGCCGTCTGCCTCTGCGAGATCGCCGGCGCCTGCTGGAACCACTTGTGGCCGACCGTGAGGGCGCTGTTCGGCTATCGGAGGAAGTGCAGGCGGATGGCAATGAATTCTTCCGCGTCGCATGCGAACACGGCCTCGAAGGCATCATCGCAAAGCACGTTGAAAAGCCATATCGCTCCGGTCGGGGCGAGTGGTGGCAGAAGATCACCTGCAAGCGCCGCGACAGCTTCGTGGTGATCGGCTTCGAGCCGTCCACCGTGACTGGCCACCTCGGCCGATTGCTGCTGGCGGCCAGGAAGGGCGATGAGCTCGTCTATGTCGGCGGCTGCGGTACGGGCTGGTCACACGATCTATCGCGTGAAATGCGAAATCTGCTTGAGAGTATGGTGACGAAAACGCCTGCGGTGAGCCTTAGGCGGAAGAATGCCGTCTTCACCGAGCCGGTGCTCGTCGCAGAGGTCGAATACCGCGCCTGGACCGACGACGGGAAGCTGCGGCATGCGTCATTCAAAGGTATCAGGCAGCGAGAGGATGATGCGACGGTGTTTGAGCTAGCTTGGCTCTCTGCCTGAGCACCTAATTTTTTTCGTTCAAGAGATTGGCCGGAGGATAGCTTCCTCCGGCCATTATGCTGCCCGGCCACGGGTGGTCGCGGCTTTCGCCGCAACGGCGGGTTCTGATTGGCGTCATCCCCGCCTGACAATCCAGAAGGATCATTGTCACACCCGCTGCCTGCGCAGGCGCCCGGCGTGTGCCAGAAAAAACGGTCCAACACAATGCAAGAGAATTTTCAGTTCACGGCCGTTCGGCCTGTGTCCCCGCCCGCTGCTTACCTTGGCGGAAAGAAACAACTCGCGGCGCGCATCGCCTCGATGCTCGAGCAAATCCCCCACTCCCTCTATGCCGAGCCTTTCGTCGGCATGGGCGGGGTCTTCCTGCGACGAGCGCTGATTCCGAAAACCGAGGTCATCAACGACCGGTCGGGCGACGTGATCACCTTGTTCCGGATCCTCCAGCGGCACTATCCGCAGTTCATGGAGGTGATGAAGTTTCAGCTCACGTCGCGACGCGAGTTCGAACGCCTGGCGGCAACTGACCCTTCTACGTTGACAGATTTGGAGCGCGCCGCGCGCTTCCTCTACCTCCAGCGGCTTGCGTTTGGCGGGAAGGTCACCGGACGATCATTCGGTGTCGATACGACGGGTCCGGCGCGCTTCAACATCGGCCGCCTCGGTATCCTCCTCGAGGAGGTGCATGAGCGACTGAGCGGTGTCGTAATCGAGAATCTGGACTGGAGGGATTTCATCGATCGCTATGACCGCCCGGGCGCACTGTTCTATCTGGACCCACCGTACTTCGGAAACGAGGGCGACTACGGCAAGGGGGCTTTCACGCGAGAGCGCTTCAAGGAAATGGCTGATCATCTCGGCAGGATCAAAGGGCGATTTCTGATCTCGCTAAACGACCGGCCAGAAGTTCGCGAGATCTTTGCGGCATTCCCGATCGCGAGGGTGGACCTCACGTACACGATCTCAGGTGGTTCGGGAAAGGAAGTGGGGGAGGTGATGATCCTGGATGGGAGAGAGCCGGCAGTGGCGAACCTGCCGGTCGCTTAAACTCCCTCTCTAGGGAGGCACGCCATCCTTTTGCACGCCATCCTTTTGCACGACCCAAAAAAAGAAAGGCCCTCCTGCATTTGCAAGAGGGCCTGTCCCTTAGAACAGTCGGCCGAAGAGCAGACCGATTGAAGCCAGGCTGATCCGAAGATCAAAGCCCAATCGAAACGTCTTCGTCGACTGGCTGGCTTCGAGAACCAAAGAAGCGTGCATACGCATCTCCTATCTCATGTGCGGAAGCCCTTGTTGAGCCGCGACCGCACGCCAGACTTTGTTGAGGGAATTTCCGATTTAGCAACAGCCTAGGAGGCCCCCTCAAGCACGCGGCTGTCTCGCGTTGAGGTTTATATGGCAGCGTCGATATCCGCGTTCAAGGGGTAGGTCGCGTGTATGGAGCGAGCCAATGTACCCGCAGAGATCGGCATTCTATTGGCACTCCGCTCACTCACCTGAGGGTTTGTCAGCTGCCGTTCCATTTGGCATAGAGGCATCTCAGGCACCAAGGGGTTATTCTGATGAGATTTTTGCCTCCGGACGACGACATAGTTCTTTATGAACAGGGTTTTGATGCAGATCTTCTCGGCAGGAAGAGAGTCGGGAAAACTCTCTCGGATTTACTCGAACGCATCGAAGACTCCTTGGTGG